GGCCAACCTTGCATCCAGATTTTATTAAATCTATTTTCAAGAACCACTTAACTGAAATTCCAACCTAGCCCCTATGCCTTCTCCACAATTAGAACGTTTTCACATTCTAAAAAACAGAAGACAATCTTATCATCCTGTAAGGATGACTTAGACTAAGAATGCAACAACAGCAAGTCCTATAAAGGAAACGCTGGAAACTGCCGACTTAGAAGTCCTGTTAAAACGGAGGAGGGTGAGTCTTGCTCGATATTTTCAAAAAATATCTAGCTCTCTAAAAATTTTTCCATATTAGCTTTTGTAATAGGCGAGTCTTCTCGATCAATGTAGATTATATCTACAGGGCCGAGTCTCCTTATTTTACCACTTCCTGCGTTACAGATGCCGCGATCAAACATTTTATTTGATTTATCACTTGAAAATATTCTTCTCTCCAAAATCAAAAGATATAGGAGATTTTTTATTTTTCTTGTCAAAATCAAACTGAGGTTTGAAACCCGGAGCGTTATCAAATGTAATCGAAGAATCAAAGTATTGGTCTTCGAATTTTACGAAATCAGAACTGACCTTATATTTAGGATTATGTATATCCTTTATAAAGTCAAGAATCTTCAAAGGATTGTCAATGACATCCTTATTAGAATCTTTCTGATCTCTGTAAAATTCTAGACTTTTAACTAGATTATTCAAAACATCAAGGTGACGTAATAAGGTATCTAACTTTAAATCTACAAAAGCTTGAGAGTTATAATAATTAGAATCATTATTAAAACTGTTCAGATATTGTAGCTTATAAGTCATAACCTTAAATGTGTAACCCTTCCCTAAAGAGAGATCAATATCTAAACCTTGATTTAACAATCTAAGGTTTGGAATAGACTTACCTTTCTCGACAAAGAAGATATCAGCTAAAGGACTTATATAAATATAGTCCTTTTCTGTTAATTTCTCTAATCCAGAAAGAGTCTTTACGATCTCCATCCTATTATAAATCAAGTTTAAACCATCTATCTTCTTAACAATATTGTTAATACGATGGAGAAGTATATTCTTGAATATAACAGAATTAGTAACAGCAAAGAACCTATCTTTCTGAGGAAGTAAATTTTTATTTACTACCCCAGTAGAAAAGTATCCTCTTACCACTCTAGAAATAGGTCCCGGTTTCATTCAGTTGATATTTCGACCGAAGAAACTCAAGGGTTTATCTCTCTGAGTAATAAGTGCTAACACTGATTCAATAGGAATAATTCTGTTCTGATATAGTTGTGTTAAAAAACCAATCATAGGATATATAGAATCGATAGGGCGATTAACCCTACGTCTATTACCTATAGTTAGTAATTTAAACATATCTTTACCTCATTGATTTCTAATTAAACGGGTAGTTATTGCTAATCTTCCAAAGAAATTATTAGAACTAATAATTTCCTTAAATGGAAGAGCAGAAACATCTACTCCATTAATAGAAGTCCGTTTGGCAAATTCTAGAACAGGACGATTTTCAGCAACTATTGATTTAGATAAGTTGATTCCTACCCCAAGCTGTTTACACAGCGAGAGGTATCGATCAGCTACTTCTTTATCAAAAAGTGCCAAATCATCCCCTAGAACTATATAGTCCAGATACCATTCACCTCTGGGAACTTTTCCTAAATGGACCGCTATAAACTGTATCATCATATGATGAACTAAGTTAAGCATAGCCCAGGAAGAAAGAGCTCCCATTGGTTGTCCCACTTCGTAGCGTATTGGCCCTGTAGGTATACCATACTTATTCTCGTGAATATAATAATCACGGTCAGTAAGTATTCTCCCTCAAAGTGTTCCTATATGATTCCCGAAAACGGAATTCAATACGGAAACTTGAGAAGAGATAGGTAACCGATCAGTTGCCGCAGATAAGTCAAACCCAAAAGAACATCCATATTTAATGGATAGATCTTGAGCGTACTTAACACCACGATCTTGATCATGGGTACAATCATTAGGTAGTTTCTTAAAAAGATCAAACAGACAAGAATGTAAAGGTTCAAGTATGGATTGAGTTATTACATCAACCATAGCAAAAACCCTTAATTTTCCTGCTGCTTCTTCTTTAAAAGAAAGCTTTCCTAATTGACTGTAGTCAACCTGGAACGGAATATTAAACTTTGTTATTATATGTTTAATATTCCGGAACAGAACTTTGATGTTCTCAGATTTAGTTATATATAAGTATGTAGCGATATGAGTCAGGAGGTTTTCATTACCTTCTATACCCATAAAGCTAGTAATTATATGACGATAACTTTTCGATCCATGAGGAGAAGACTTTGTTATAGGTAAAATCTTATAACTAGTCAAATCCTCGATTCCAAAACTTCGGAATTTTTGTAACGTGTGGCGAGAATTAGATTCAAGCCATAGGTTAAAATCACGAAGATGGATTTCGGATCCCGAGAACTTATCAGTGATAGTATTCAATTTTGGACTAAAGGGAATCTTTATTACTCTATAAATAGAGAATACGGATAACCAAAGTCTTATAATTCGATAACTATCATTACAAATGGAGGCCCTATCTGTAGTTTTAATTACAGTAGGAAGACCACTTTTTGATAATCTCGGAAAGTTAAAGTCCGGCTCAATCTCTCTCATAGATGAGAAAGGTTGTCCCGCTAACTTTTTCTGGATACACAGTTGACAAGCTTTAAGGTATTTAACGGTATACACTTCCCCGTGGTTCTTTGTCATTTTCATGATAAAGACTCCGAAGTTGTGTAACATTCTAAACCGGGAAGTCTCCTTAGTACTTAGTAAAGAAAGAGTGA